TTTGTTGTTCAATCTGGTGATGCTTTAAAAGTAATATCAGACACAGCTTCATCTTTAGATGTTTGGGTATCAACAGTAGACGCAATTAGTTCATAGGAGTTTAAATGGCTTATATTGGTAAACAACCAACAGCAGTACCTTTAACAAGTTCTGATTTAGAAGATAATATAGTTACATCTGCAAAGATTACTGATGGAACAATCGCATTAGCTGACTTATCTGCTACAGGTACAAAAGACTCAACTACATTTTTAAGAGGCGATAACACATTCGCTGAAGCTGGTGGTGGTGCTTGGAATTTAATTAGCACAACAACACTTAGTTCAGATGCAACTGTTACTGTTTCTGGTATGGATAGCACTTATAAAAATTATTGTATGATATTAAATAATTTACATCCATCAAATAATAATATTCATTTACAAGGTAGAGCAATTATAAGTGGTTCTCCTTATACAACTGGAAATTATTTTAGTATAGTAGAACATTCAAGAACTGGAAATGCTAGTGTTGAGTTTGATAATAATGAACTTTTCACTTATTGGAATTTTACACATGATAGTGAAGGAATGGGAAATGCAAATTCTGATAGTATGAATATGATTATAAATATTTACAATCCATCAGAAACAAGTTTTGAAAAAATGATTCAAACACAAGCTACTTATAATCATAATATTGTTAATAATATGTTTTCAAGAAGTTATAGTCTTAACACTATTCGATCAATTACATCAGCATTTACTGGAATACAATTTTTTCCTTCAGGTGGAACTTTAGATACAGGAACAATTAAATTATATGGAATTTCATAGGAGAGTTTATGCCAAGACAACATAACATTAATGGAAATAAAGTACCTTTTACAGCATCAGAAGAAGCTGAATGGGATATTAAAGAACAAGAATGGAATAATAATGTTTTTAATAGAGCAATATACACATTAAGAACCAAAAGAAATAAACTATTAGCAGATACAGATCATTATGCTTTATCAGATCAAACTTTATCTGCTGAAATGAATACATATAGACAACAACTAAGAGATTTAACAAATGGATTAACTACTGTAGAAGATGTAAATAATGTAGTATATCCAACTAAACCAAGTGAATAATTATGGCATATATAGGTAAGACACCAGTAATAGGAAACTTTCAAAAGTGCGATAGTATAGCTGTCGTTAATGGTCAAGCTGCATACACCTTACAAGTAGGGGGAACAAATGTTTCTCCACAATCTGAAAATCATATGCTGGTATCTTTAAATGGTATTCTTCAAGCACCTGTAGATTCATTCACAGTATCTGGTTCTACCTTAACCTTTGCTAGTAACCTAGTTACTGGTGATGTCATAGACTTTGTAATGATATTGGGGAATGTATTAGACTTAGGTGTTCCATCAGATAATACAGTTTCACTTGCTAAGCTAACAGCAACAGGAACTAAAGATGCTACAACTTTTTTAAGAGGAGATAATACTTTTGCAGAAGCTGGTGGTGGTAATACAATTTCAATAACTCATGTTCAAGATACAACAAATTATTCTCAAACAAATCAAGGAGAAACAGTTTTTGGAAGTGGTTTAACATTTACTCCAGCATCTACTTCATCACAAGTAGTAGCTTTTATAGAAGCTCATGCAGGAGTAGGAAATGATGGCAGCGATAATGATGCAAGATCATTAATTAGATTTTATTCAATTAATTCATCTGGAGATGGAGTTGAAGAACTAGGCAGTTATGCAGAATTTGGTCATATAAATATGCAAGCATCAAGTCATGAAATATATGGTTATTTTACATCTGTAATTAGTAATTGCCAAAGAGATAGTTCAAATAATGTTGTTATAAAACTTACAGCTGTTTCAAATCAAGATCCAGGTACAACAGTTTATCTTTATAATCATAGAGCAGTATTTATGGAGATTGGATAATGAAACATATTATAAAATTTAATAAAGCAATTTTATCTTTACAACCTAATGCTAAATTTTCAGCAAGAAGTATATATGAAAATAATTCAGAAATAATAGATTGGATTGATGATACAATACCTCAACCAACTGCATCTGAAATAAATGCTAAAATTACTGAATTAGAAAATATTGAAAATAATAAACCAGCTAATAAAGCATCTGGCAAACAAAAACTTTTAGACTTAGGTTTAACTGAAGAAGAAGTAAAAGCATTGATAGGAGTATAACCCTATGGCTTTAAAGTTCGCAGTAAATAATTCATTAAGTGCTATTACTAGCTTACCTTCTGGCATATCTGGTGGTGCATTAAATCTTATCTCTACCCAAACAGCAAGTGCAAGTGCATCTTTAGAATTTAGTTTAGATGATAGCTACGATTCTTATGTGTTTAAGTTTATCAATATGCACCCAGCAACCGATAATGTTAATTTTTCTTTTCAAGCTAGTACAGATGGTGGAAGTTCTTATGGTATTACTATGACAACAACTGCATTTATTTCTTATAATAATGAAAGTGGTAGTCCAAGTGCATTAACTTATAATTCTGGTCAAGATTTAGCACAATCAACCTCTTTTCAAAGTCTTGTAGATAATATTGGTAATGGTGCTGATGAATCTTGCTCTGGTAGTTTAACAATTTACAATCCATCATCAAATACATTTGTAAAACATTTTTTATCAAGAATTAACGAATATAATTATAGTGATTTTAGTAGAGAAGATTATGTTGCTGGATATTTTAATACAACATCAGCAATAGATTCAATTCAGTTTAAGTTTGCTAGTGGCAACATAGATGATGGCATAATCAAAATGTATGGAGTTTCATAATGTTAGTTAAGCACAACAACAATTCAATATCTAGCATAACTTCTGTTAATTTAGAACAAGGTAAGATGACTTTAATATCTTCTCAAACTGCAAGTGGTAGTGCCTCAATAGAATTTACAAGTGGAATAGATAGCACCTATCCAATATATCGTTTTGAGTTTATTAATTTACACCCAGCTAATGATGGAGATGAATTTACTTTAAATTTTAGTACAGATGGTGGCAGTAATTACAATGTTACTAAAACTACAACTTTTTTTATTGCATACAATTCTGAATCAATCGTTAGTAATGGATTAACTTATTTTGATAGTTTTGATGTAGCACAATCAACTGGAGAAGCTGAAATTCTGTATAATTGTGGAAATGGAAATGATGAAAGTGCTAGTGGAGAATTATTTTTTTACAATCCATCATCTACAACTTTTGTAAAACATTTTACTTCAACCATAAATGTTTATAATAGTGGAGATAATTCTGTTCAATGTAATAGTGCTGGGTACGGAAACACTACTAGCAGTATAAATGCAATTCGTTACAAATTTTCATCAGGCAACATAGATTCTGGCACAATAAAACTATATGGAATAAAAGGAGATTAATGAGTTTAATTAAACTAAACGACAGAGCAGTAAAAGATGTAACTCAATTTGGTTCTATAAGTTCATTGGGTAGCTTAACTCATATCTCAACTGCTACTGCTAGTGCATCTGCTAGTATAGAGTTCACATCTGGTATTGATAGTACATATAAGGAATATGTTTTTTATTTTGTAGATATACACCCATCATCTGATGATACTAGATTTACTTTTCAATGTTCAACAGATGGTGGTAGTAATTATAACACAACTTTAACATCAACAGGATTTCAAGCATATCATACAGAGGGTGGCTCATCTAATTTAGAATACTCATCTACATTAGACTCTGCACAAGGAACAGGATTTTTACCTTTAAATGCAAGTATTGGTGGTGCTAGTGATGAAAGTTCAGCTGGATATTTTCATTTATTTAACCCATCTTCAACTACATTTGTAAAACATTTTATGGCAGTTAATAATGCTTATTTAGAAAGTAATGGTTCTGATGTTTTTTATACTGCTGGATATTTTAACACAACAAATTCTATTGATGCTATTCAGTTTAAAATGTTAAGTGGAAACATAGATGCTGGTCAGATATTGCTATTCGGAGTAAATTAATTTATAAGGAGAACATTATGCACAAATTAGTAAATGGAATACAAGTACCTCTAACACCAGAGGAAATCGCACAAA